CTATAAAAACTCCTGTGCTAGAAGATAAAGTGTTAAGGGGTATACGTAATTTAGTAATTAGACTACTAAATGTTAAATTATAAGAAGCTGGAGATCCTCCTGGTAAGCCCGTTATTGTAAGTGTTCCAGAAGCAGCAGTTGTTACAGGTTTATAACTTACATCTATACTTTTACAAAAATTAACAGATTTTATATTTAATGCCATAGCTTAAATTTATTTGTATTAAAAAAAAGACCAATAGGGGGACAGTGCCCCCTATAAGTCTTATTAAAGTTAACGATTATGAGAAATCGCCAGTTTGTACGTAATGTACAAAGAGTGAAAGTTTACCTACTGAAACAGCCACATCGTCTGCTAGTGTAAGTACAAGTTCTTTTCTAGCTGTTAAGTGCACCATAGTTGCTGCATTTAAAGCAATTACTTCTAATGCAGAGTCATGAGCTGCATCAGCACCTAAATTAGCACCCATACCTACTAAAGTACCGTGTATACCTGCGTCCCATTGTCCCGCAGCTACACCATTTGTACCAGTTGCACTAATTGCGATATTAGCTACAAAAGCTGCTGTAGCACCTGTATATCCTAAAGCTAAACCTGCTGAGTCATCACCTCCATCGGCAAGAGTTGTTTGCACAAAATAGTATGCTTGTGTAATTAAAGCTCCGTCTGGAAGCCAAATAGATCCAGCAGTACAAGAATTAGAAGCGTTAGTTGCTATTGTTGTTACAGCTGCATCCCATGTTCCTATGGCCATTCTTGATCCTCCATATAAAGGGTTATTTCCTTGATTCATTTTTTTATATTTTAAAGATTATTATTTATTTTTATTATATTACTACGGATGCAAATCCACAATCGTTCATGTAAGGATTAAGCTTAGCTTCTATATCAGCTGCACCTGCTCCATTTGCAGTTGCTATTGCAATTTCCATAATATTATCTACACCATGAACCTGAGATTGAGAACTTCCATCTTTAGTTGCTGCTATAGAATACACGTCATATGCTGTAGCTAATACTGAATAGTTTAAAGGATTTTTTGGAATTCCAGCTCTATCGTAAACTCCAAATTGGTTACCCCACCACTGCTCTTCAATTTTTCTAACTAAATATCCACTACCTGCTCCTGCATTTGCATCCTGAGTTGGAGCAGAGTCTAATGTCCATGAAGCTGTTATACCTACTGGTATGTCAGTAACGGATACAACAAATGTTGAAGGATTCTCATCCCAAATTGTACCATTATCATTTGTATTACCTGCTATACTACCTTCAATTACGCTAGTTGCCCCTCCATTTGCAGAAACTGCATCTAACCATTCTGGTACGTCTGCTGCTGCATATGCAGTTGTAACTAATGCATCAACTGCTGTTGCCGCTACACCTGAAGCTACAGCTGTATCGAAGCTAAATGTAGGGTAACCAGGAACATCAGTTCTAACTACTTTAATTGATAGCGTTCCAGCCGCTGAACTTGTTCCCCCTAAAGTTATTGTATGCTTATGAGAAGCTGGAGCTGTATAATTTTTCCCGTCCCAATTGATAATATCTTTTCCATATAACCAAGGACTAACAATATCTCTTATTCCAGTACCTTGTACAATTCTAAATTGTTCTGTGTTAGTTCTTATATCTCCAGGAACCATAGAAGTAGGACCACTCATGCTAAGTTTTTGCACATCGATTGCGCCATTTGCTAAAAAGCCATTTACGTCATAAGCAACGGTTGCTTCGAGTCCAATATAAATATGTCTTGCCATTTTTTTAAATTTTATTTATTAATTATTCATTTTTATTTGCTTCATTTGAAGCTGATTTATATCGAGGGTCACCAATTCCCTCTAAAATACTGCTTACTGTTATATCTACAATCTCTTGATGAGTGTGTATAGGCAGCTCACAGCTAATCCCCAAAGATAGTGAAATTTGTTGGGGTTTTCTTATATATGTTATTTTTACGTCTTGTATTATAAATATATCACTAGTGTATATATCAATATATTGATCTCTTATTGTTGTTAGAGGAGAAGTATGCTTTGTTGTATTAAAAGGATCATTTAAAAGTTTTGCTACATCATCATGTTGTACAAACTTATTTAAGGTCATATCGGCTGTTATATCATTAGAAGATGTAACCTCTCGCTTCTCAAGATAGTTTGTATCATTATATAAAGCATCCGTTGTAGTATTTAAAGGATCTTCTAAACCAATAGACGTTTTAAACATACCTACTGCTTGTGTTACTAAATTAGTTGAAGAAACAGAATTTGTTACTGAAGAATCATAATTAAACCATGGATATAGATTTGTATCTACAATACAAATAAAAAATCCTGGAGCCTGTATATGAGAATAAGATTCATGATACCATTCAAAGCCTGTGGCCCAATTATTAGGATCTGTAATATCTAAATGAAGAGTTGCCTCATCAGCAGGATATGCATAAGTGCCTTCTATTGGTGCATCTGTACCTAATAGATTCAACATAGAAATATTTCCTAGTGAAGGATCTGTAGGATCAGCAACTAACCTCATTCTATCTATAAAAATTGTACTATTATGAAAGGCACTTTCATTTATTAAAAAATAAGAAAAGTCTCCACTTGAGAATATTGAGAAGTTTATTGGATCACAATTATCAATAATTACGTTAGAACGTTGACTTACTAGATATAGATAATCTGGAGGCAGTCTAAAAGTATCTACCCAAATTTTATTATTATACTGCTCTTTAAAATTTACAGGCGCTGCATACTCTACAACTAAACTTCTTAGATCATCAATTCTTTTCTGAGATTCCTCAAAACCTTTATTATATTTATTATTTATACCGTATTTAGTATTAATAAATCTTGACATCGATTTATTTAACTCAATATCTATTTCTTCAGGTAATAGCATATCAGCCTGAAGTGAATTAATCTTATCCACTCCCTGCTGAACTGCTAAATGCATTTGAGTTACATTCATATTATACTAAGGATACTTCCTTAAGTTTAGCTCTTAAAGTTATTAATTTTCCAGAGTTTTTCTTATCTTTTAAATGAATAATAGTATCTTCAAGTGTGTCTCCTAAAACATCATCCAAAAATACTACTTGGTTTCCGATTCGTCTAACAACATTTGCGCTTACCATCTCTTCAATTTCAGATTTTAACTCTAAATTTTTATCTGTAGCTATTTTAAAGAATTTTTTAGGATCTTTATTTTTAAGTTCATATAAAGAATTTTCAACTTGCTCTGAAGTTAATCTATCCGGATTTACATTAGAAAGAATTCTTAAGATTCGTTTCATTGATTTTACATCAGTTGAAACTTTAATAAATTCTTTATCCGCATCTTTTCTAATTTGAATATCGTTATTCCTAACTTTATCATCTCTAGTAAGATCCTGAATATAAAATCTTTTATTTTGACTTCCTTCCATTTCTTCTTTAGTTAATGCTACTTGTGGATGTTTTAAAGCAAAATTATATTTAATAAAATCCAATATATTTAATGGATTATCATTATCATCTACTCCTACTTCAAGTTCAATACCAGTCCATCCTACAGGAATTGTAAGGTTTACCCAAAATTCTTTTGTATGCCTAGGCCATTCTACATGCTCTGGAGCTACATCTACTTGCCCTTTTAGGTATCTATTTTCTTCCTCACCTGTAAATCCTCTTAATGGTTGCCTATCTACGAAGACGCTGCTCAGTTTATAAACTGCTTCAGCTCTTACTTCTTTAGGCAAGTGATTTAACACGTCTTTTTGTCTTAATGTTACTTTTTTACTCATAATATAGTTCTTTTAAAGTCTTAGTTAGTGGGTGTAAAGAATAACTCCCCAAATATATAATTAATTAAAGCAGTGGGGGATTGCTCCCCCACAACCTTAATCAAAAACCAATATATAGACGCACGTTAATGCCAATATTATACTACACCTACTTAAACTCTTAACAAGTTGAAGCAGAAGCAGTAGTGTTCACACATGTAATATCAATTGAAGTATCAAATCTCTTAAGAGCGATACCTGCAGTTTTTAACATGTGCACTGAAGCCCCGTCAACGTCAGATGCTCTAGAAGAAGTTGAATCAAATCCTCTAGGTACAACCGATCCTGCTACACACCATCTCATAGACTCACGACCTTTTTTCGAGATCATTTGTAAATTGTTTTGACCATCATAATTTGATTGATCAACAAATACCATTCTATAAGACTCTAGTGAATATCCAGTGTCAGGGTGTTTCGCACGAGCTTGAGCAACTGCTCCATGGTCAAATAATGGTAATTTTACCACATTCACCATATGTCCATCAACATGCTCATACGAATTAAAGTATCCAGTTAATCCTAACGATCTTCCAGATCCAGTAATGAATTTACTATTATCAGCTAATTTCCAAGTGTTACCTGAGAAATGATTTTTAAGTGCATTATCAAATTCACGAGCTCCTCCTGTACCAGTGTACAAAGTTACTTGTTTTTGAGTTGCATCAGTCATTCCATAAAATAAATCACCAATAATATTTTTTAATTTACACTCAGTCATAGTAGAGTAAGTGTCTTTATTTACAATTTGTTGTAGAAGTCCAGGTCCGATAATTACTGGTTGACCATTTTCATCTTTCATAAAAGTCATCCCATTTCTATCATAAGTCTTTTCTCCGTACCAGTAATACATCTCACACTCTTCTTTAAAATCAAGCATGTGTAAGTATTCCTCATAATCCATCCAAAGTTTAGTAGTAGAACCTCCTTTAGTTGGTAAAGCAAATTCTGCTACAAATTCTTTTGCATTTCCAGACATGTGGTAAGATTTTCTTACAGTTGTAAGTTTATTTCTCACTAAACCTGGAGCTTGCCAATTTGAAGCATTACCTCTAGAGAAGTCTGTCCCCACTGGAGCATATAACTGACCCCAGATTGATCCTGATAACAAATCAGATGCTGCAACAACTGCTGCTGCATTTGGGTCTACTATTTGACATGTGTATTCCCAATCTGTACCTGCTGCCACCATTTCTGGTTCTTTCATAATACGTACTTGAGTACCTGATTGAGATACTAATACATATGGGAAAATAAAATATTTATCAGGAAAAGTTAACACGAAAGTTGCTCCTCCTAGACCAACTGCTGCTCCGGCTGGTCCTGCTGTTGCTAACGGTCTCGTTCTTAATCGTTGTGTTGCCACACGGTACTCATATTCTAACCTGTCAATAGATTTTACATTACCAACACCTTCTGTTAAGAAAGATAGTGGGAACCTTTTATCATCTTTACCCGCTAAATGAGTTATAATCGGAGACAGTTCAGCTGGTTTTGATAGCATAGCATTTGCTAAGCTATTCATATCAGTCATTTGTGCGTCATTGTAAAACGTCTTAGTAACGCTGATATTCGATCCGTTTTGTACTGCCATTTTTTATTTAATTTTGTAGGGTACCTATTTCCCTGTTCAGGTATATCTTTAAATTGTAAGATCTAAATTATCTAAATCTACATTTTTAGTTCTTCTTGTTGCTTTACGAGCACTTTTAACTCCTTCTTCATTTTTAGAGATTTTATCTCTTAATGATTTAGTAGCTTTTGTTTTAGCTTTCGTATTAATAATATCTTTTAAGTTAAATCCTTTATACATTAAATAGTCTATAGCTAATTTAACTTCCATATCTGCTTTTGAATGATCTACATCACGCTGTGTATATCCATTATCGCTTACAGGCTTAGAAAGATAATTAAAGAATTTTGATTTTTCTCTCTCAGGTACTTGTAATCCTGCAAATTCTTTTGACTCTTGTATAGTATTAGCAACCTCATCCCAAAAAGTTTGTTGTTCTTTTTGCTGACTTGCTAATTCTTGTCTTTGTTGATCTACTAATCTTTCTTTTTGTTTGGTCTGTACTTTACCTAAAGCATCTTTTGCTTGCTCTGCTTTAGCATGTAATTTACCAGCATCTGCATAATCTTCAAGCATTTCTTTTATAAAACTTTTATCATGTCCTTTTTGAGAGAAATAATCTGATAAAATAGCTTTTTGACTACGAACATCATCTTGTGCAAGTTCCATTTTATTATAATCTAAGTTAGGATCATAAGCCTGCATAAAATTTTCAGATTGTCCTCCTGCTAATACATACTCTAAATGTTTTTTAACTAAAGGAAATGCTTCCATAACTTCATCGATTCTATCATCAGCCATTCTTGAAGCTACATCTTTAGTCATGTCAGCTAAACCGTCAGAAGTATCTTCATAATCAGCATCTACTTCATATCCTAGTTTAGATAAAACTTCTGAGATTACCGTAGGATCATCTGAATCTTCATCAATATCTTCTTCAGACGTATCTTCTACTTTATTTTCTTTTACTTCTGGCTCTTCTACTGACTCTTCAATATCTTCTAATTCGTCAGTAGTTTTATTCTGTACCTCTTCTTTTACTTCTATTTCTTCAATCTTATCTAACTCTTCAACTGGAGAAGCTGTAGCTATCCCATCACCTGCAATAACATCATCAAAGGTAATATCGTCTAACTGTATTTTTTCGTTTGTGTCCATATATATATATTTATTGGTTTTAAGCTACAAATTTACTAATTATATTGATATTTTTTATAAAATTTTTATTTTTAGAGTTCTTATTATTATATAACACTTACCAGCAATATTTTGACCTATATCCACCTTTTCTTTTAGGTTTAAAAAATTCTGTAGTAGAATCTTTTTTATAATCTCTTTCAAATCTAGGATTAGTTTTTGATAAAACTTTATGTATATACCCTGTAGTTTCAGTAATAGACTCTCCATCATCATCAAAATAATACTCAGGAAGTTTATCAACCCAGTGAAGGTCATCATATATATTTATACCGTCTTTT